AGACTTGCCCCCGGACGCGGGTTTGCGCGCAACCTTTTCTTCGCCGTTTGTCACGACTTTCTTTCTCGGCATAGATTTTTCCTGATTTTGACGTTAAATGGTCTGATTTGAATGTTATACGGGGCGATAAGTGTTTGGGGAATATAGAATAATACATGTATGCTGCGACAATTGGTCGCGTAGCGAGATTTGCGCTTGCTATCGGCCGCGACGGCGCTGGAGCGGGGATTTGTCCCGCGTGGTCTGGCTATAGGAAGGGAGGACTTTGCGGCTGGAGGATTCGGCGCTGTCGCGCTTGCGCAGGGCGGCATTGCCTGGGGCCCAGGCGTAAACCACGCTATCGCCCTTGCCTGGCGACCGGCCGAGCTTCTTGCGGATGGAGTCCTTGGATTCGATCTGGATACCGTTCTTTTCGACGGTATAGGTCGGCGTTGTCAGGTCGGCGCGCAGCTCGGCGCTGGGCGGCAACTCAATCTGCGATCCGCCCGGCTGGTCGGGGTCGAGCGCCTCGCGGAACTTCCACCACACCTCAGCGCGTGCATTGACGAATTTCAGCTTTCCGGAGGCGTCGCGGCCAACGCCCATATGGTTGCCGTTGAAGGCGACATAGTCCATTTCGTTGTCGCGCAGGCGCAACACCGTCTGCCCGGCATAGCCGCCGCCATGATCGACGACAATCACCGCATGATCGCGCCGATACCGGGCGATCAGCGCCACCGACATTGATCCGTCCTTGGTATCCTCGCCCTTAACGGTGACGATCTCGCCATAATGGAAGTCGTAGCGCATCGCCAGCTCGGCACTGTCGCGGCCGCCGCCGGCCGGATCATAGGCCATAGCGCTCATCTTCTTGCCGCGCTTGCCGTCAGGCTTCCAGCGATTCTGCGCGGCGATCACCCAGTCGGTGGGGATCACCTGATTGGCAGCATCCGATCGCCCGGCCATGAAATTGCCGTCGCGAAACGCGCTGCGCATCGGCTCTGGCATGGCATCAAGCGTTGCCCGGTAGCCGCTGTTGATGAGGTAGGGGTTGTCTGAAAGGCGCGAGGGGATGAAGGTGCGGGATTTCGGGGTGTATTTTTCCAGTTTCCCGGCGACGGTGAACTCCAGAGGCTCGGGGCCGTCCACCTCCTGGTCTTCGCCGTCGGGGTTTGTGATGAACCAGCGGAGTTCGCCGTGCTTGGCAGGGTTCGGGTGGGTGAGGTCCAGCCAGGGGCGGTAGCGGCGGATGATCCAGTCGCCGGAAGAATCGATCGGCGGGTTGGAGACCAGTAATGCGCGGCATCGCTGCGGCGTGCCGTCCGGATTAAGTCGAGTAGATCTCAGCCATCCAAGATGATATACTATCTGAGACTCAAGATGAGTTACAGCCTCATCGAATACTTTCAAGTCGTAAGGCTGGCCTTGGAATGAGGTTTCGTCACCGGGGTCTTTGTGTGCGCCAAATATAATGACGCGATCATCTTTGGTTCTGAGCCTTGGCGGGATTTGTCCCGAGAATCCGTCGCGGGTTCCGTTGATTTCTATTGCGCGATCTACTAGGCCACCGATGTCAACGTACTGTCTGCGAAGTATTAGCGATCTGTAGTGTTGAGTAAAGGCAAGTCCAAGCGCAAGATCCGACTTGCCTCCGCCAGCAGATCCCCCGAACAATAGTTCGTTTGCTGGGTGGAAATACGCAGTATACTGCGGTCCTACTGTTGGAAGCCAAATAGATTCAGCTTCCTTTACTATGTCCTTCTCAAGCTCGGCGACCTCAGCGGGGGACATCCCGCTGAGTTTCTTCATGACTTCGTCGAGAAGGCTAGACACGGGCGCCCTCGCCGTCGAGGCCACCGTCGAGGCCATTGACGAAATTGGGGACGGGGGTGGATGCCCAAAGAGTCGCGCCATGCTTCGGCGGGTCTTTGGCTTCGGCCATGGCGATCACGCCGCCGGCCGCGATGACGGCTTGGCCAGCCTCGTCGAAAGCTTCCTGAGATACGATCGGAGGCAGCGGCCGCCCCAGCGCCGGAACCTGCGGCTCCTGGCCGAACGCCTTCAGCATCTCCATCGCCAGGGGATCGGAGACGAAGGTCATCTTGACGTAGTTCACATCTTCCAGGGCGCCCATGAGATAGGTGCGCTCGGAGGTGAGGTTGGTGAGGTTGATGTTCACCATGTTGAGACGGGCTTCCAGCTCCGCCTTGCGGGCGAGGAGCTTCTGGTACATGCCGTCATGCTCGCAGAAGCCGTAGAGCGGGGCCGGGCGGAAGAGGTCGGACTGGCCGGGAACCCAGACCTTGATGCCCCTGCTCCGGGCTTCCCCAGCCCAGTACTGGCACCCGGCGCGCTGCCCGGAATAAACCTCCTCATTTGCGGACATATCGACGCCGTAGAGGCAGATTTCACCGGGCTTGCCGGACCGCTCGATCTCAATGATCGCGAGCGCGAACATCCAGGCCAGAGAGCTGGTGTAGAAGAATATCGCCCGCTCCCCGAAGTAACGCATCACCTCATCCTTCGGATAAGGGATCGACGCCGGGATCGACGGCACCTTGGCGAGCGTGTAGACCCGACAGGCGAGCCCGGCCATCCAGTTCTGGTAATCCGGGCTGTTCCAGTCGGAAAATTTATCGTCCCAGTTGTGAATTTCAAAATGGCAATCTGTGCGTTTAAGATGCGGGCGCGCGGCCGGGGAGCACGACCAGATTTCAAAAGACGGGTCGTCAAACGGCGCGAGAGCGACGGAGGACGGGGCGCTGCCCATCAGGCATATGCGTTTCGTCAAAGTGTATTTCCTTCGTGGAGTTTTCGTTTGGCCGCTATGTATGCAGCATGAGCCTCTTCTACGGTCTTGAAGACCCCGAGGTGTATCGACCGTCGATCGATCATAATCTTTGATGAGAAGCCGTTCTTCTCTGGATGTACCCCGAGAACTCCGGTCTTGCTCTTCTTTTTTGTCCTGGTGATATTCTGCGCATTCTGGGCGTGTGTTAGGACGCGTAGATTTTTGATGCGATTGTCATTCCTCACGCCATTGAGGTGGTCAATCTCGCCGACCGGCCACTCTCCGTGAACATGAAGCCAAGCGAGGCGGTGCCCATAGTAACGCTTTTTATGGATACTGATAAACCAGTACCCATGCACGTTAACGCACCCAGCCAGCATCCCGATCTTCCCAGTCTGGCTAATCCTGGCCTTCCACCTGAACTCTCCCGTCTCCGGCGCATACTCAAGTATCGATCGAAGATACTCTGCTGTCATTGATTGTTTTGTCATGCTATCTCGCTGGACTTACTACACTACCCAGCAAGATAGCCTGATTCTTCCGATTACGAGGAGGTCGATACCGCGTAATTCGCCGAGCTTCCGATGCCGACAGCCGCCCACTGCGAGGTGGAGATCGCCCGAAGTTTCACGAAAGCGCCGACATTGGTGAGGTTGACGCGCACGATCGTCTGATCACCGCTGCTGCCAAAGGCGGACGACAGCGACAGGAAGGTGCAGCCGCCGTTTGCCGTGGAGCGCACAATCGCCATCTGCGCCGTCGAAACGGAGGAGGCGTTGATGATCTCCTTGGTGATGCCCGCGCGGCCGGGGGCCTGGAGGGTGAATGTTGCCGTGGAACCCGTAAGAACGGTAACGCCGCAGTTTTCCATCGTCGCCGCCGCCGAGAGCGACTCGAACGGTTCGCGGTAGCCCTTCGGGGCAACCAGGAATTCGCCGTCGTCGAGGCCAAGGCGTTCGCCACGGAGAGAGGTTCGGATCGAGCTGATCCATCTGTTGAGAGCCATGTGATTTGTCCTTTGCTAGATATGCGTGCTATTGCTTGAGTGGACTGAACGCACTGCTACGGAGAAACGGAGAGGATATGGAGAACGAAGAGATTGGGCAGGCCCCGGATTGGGCGGACGCCTTCACTTACTGCATGATGCAGAAGGCGCGGGATGAGCTGAAGGCTTACAAGCCAAACTTCAAGGAACAGTATCTGGCGAGCTTTGACGCCGGGGCTGGGGATTTTTCTGTGGAATTGATCAAGAGCCGCAGCGAGGCGAAAGTCCGCTACCCGCAGATCGACCTAAAGCGCATCGGTGCTGTCTATGATCTGCTCCGCGAGAAGCGGATTGATCCGAAATATGTTAGCCTCGTCATTCCGGCGCACGATTTCGGCGTGCTCTACGATGTGAACAATGTCGAGAACTGCCATTCCTCAATGCGCATCTACGGCATGGAGATTCTGCTCGGCGAGGACGATGTGTCGATCTGGTACTCCGGCCCCACTGTGGTCTCGGCGAACCGCGAAGCCCTGGAGGCTGAGATACTCCGCTGCCTCGGCCGGGATTGCGTCCGTGAACTGCCACAAAGCGCCAGCGGCAACGGCGTGAGCCCCCGCGCGAAGACCGTCGGCGAGATCGCCGTAACTCCCCGCCCCGCCAGCGGCGACCACCGGGATGCCGACAGCCTCGCTCACCTCTCTGATGAGGCCAAGGTCATAGCCGCAAAGGAGGCCATCGCGGCTTACGCTCGTAAGAAGCAGCTCCCCAGCGCCGCGCATCTCGCAGTGTTTCGCGAATTGGACAGCAAGCGGGCGGGGAATAAAGGGCGTGGCCTGACCGTCAAGGACTGCCTGAAAGCCAAAGCTCTCCTCGATGCCGACGACATCGATCGCTACCACCACAGCCTGTCTGCCGAACCTCTCAGCCGCGCGATTGATCAGATCTGGATCAGAGAAAACGGCGGAGCGTATGCAGACCTTATCAGCTCCAGATCGGAGCGCCTCGCGGAAATGGTCTGTCGTTCGGAAGCCGCCGCCGACGGTTAATGGGCAGAAACAATCGCCGGCGAGCTGGCGGATGAGATCAAAATTGGGGCCGCGACCTTGTGTTGTGGCTCCGACATCTAGAATGACCAACTCATCTACTTCGCGGCGCGCGTGGACCCTGACGATGTTGACGACGCTGCCGATGGAACGCCATGCGTTGAACTTTTGCCCTTTAACGGCGCGGCCCCCGTCGAATAGGACGACGGGGATGATTCTGGATTTCAGCACTACTTCTTTTTCTGATGGTTGAAGTCTTTGATGAAGCGATTGATCTCTCGATCGTCAGCATCCCGCCGCACCCATTCTGCCTGCTGGCTATCCGGCAGGTTGTCCCATTGTGCCTTCGTGCGCCCCGTTTCGTCCATGAACAGTTTTCTGCCACGGCGCAGCCTCACCAGCTTGACCGCCTCGGAGACGAGGAATAGGGCCAGGATCAGCGACGGGGCAAGAAGTTGGGCGAACTTCGCGAAGGTCATTGGCGGTCAGGCCCACTCAATATCCTTCAACAACCCCTTCGGCACCCAGACCAGCGTTTCATCGGGGCCGACCTTGGATTTCAACTCCTCGGGGACGGGCGCGATCTTGCCGATGACCAGGACGCCATCTTCTTGTTCGTAGATGGCGGGGCAGTTGGCAATTGGGCACCTCGCATCCGTCGGCGTGATTTCATAAAGCGCTGGACAGCTCGCTGCAATCTCGCACCGCATCTCCGCAGGCGTTACCTCATGGAGGGAGGGGCAGTATCCTGCTGTGCAGCGCAGCGCTTTCGGTGTAATCTCTTTAGGCAAAAGATGCCTCCCAGACTTCAGGTTTCATGACGGGGCGGCCGGAGGAAATGTCGAAGAGCGCTTTGTTCGCGTATTGGCAGGTGAGTTCCCAGAAGCGGGGCTCGGGCAGCTCGATGTGTTCGAGGATTTTGGTGTAGTGCATGCCCATGTAGTATTCTGGAAAAACACAGTCGCGTTCGCGGACAATAGTAGCGGCCTCTTCTCTAGATATCAAGCCGTATCTTATGTCTACCGAAATTTGCGCGCACAACCTTCCGTACGAATACTTAACAGCTCCGAACCAATCGTGAATCCCGGTCTGAAAATTATCTATATTCTCCGGAGTCCACCAGTTGGCTATACTTGGCGGCTCATCGGGAACCATCATGCCCGCCTTAACGGACATTTGCGCATTTTTGTGGCTGTTCCACGGATAGAACGACCCCAGGAAATACGCATTGATCTTGTCGGTATCTTCCTGTGGCGGGAGTTGGTAGAGCGCCATGTCCTCGCGGC